GACAGCGTTAAGCCTACCGTTGTTACTGGTATTGAGGCACTTGGTAGAGGTCAAGACCTTAATAAACTTGCAACCTTCCTACAGTATCTACAGCCACTAGGGGCTGAAGTTATTGCTAGTGAGATGAACATCAATGACTACATTGACCGTCTTGGTGCTTCTCTAGGGATTGATACTTCTGGTCTGATTAAATCTCAGGAACAGAAGATGCAAGAACAAATGGCACAACAACAAATGATGCAACAACAAATGTTGGAACAGACAGCTATGGGAGCAGCACAAAGAGCAGCCCCAGCAGTAGCTGGTAACATAGACCCTGATCAAATACGTCAGGCATTGGAGCAAGTTAGCGAATGACAGAATCAGTGAACACACATCAAGAACAACCACCAGAATCACAAGAGCATATTGATGCTATGTTGAAGAAGGTAGAAGGTCAAGCACCTTCTGATCGTCCTGATTGGTTGCCTGAAAAATTTAAAAGTCCAGAAGACATGGCAAAGGCTTACTCAGAATTAGAGAGCAAGCTTGGTAAGGGTAGTAAAGAAGAGACCCAAGAAACAGATGAACTAGCTGAACAGGTAGAACAGACTAGCTCTGAAGTTTCCGAAGCCCTAGATGCCAAGGGGCTGGACTTTAATGTATTTCAACAGGAATACTTAGATAATGGTGAGCTTTCGGCTGATGCTTATACAGCATTGGAAGAAGCTGGCTTCTCTCGTACTCTTGTTGATAGTTGGATACAAGGTCAGAACGCTCTGTCCTCACAAGTAGAAGCAGAGATGCACTCTATTGTGGGTGGACAGGAACAGTATTCTGAGCTTATGCAATGGGCATCTAACAATCTACCTGAATCAGAAATAGATGCCTTTAATGCAGCAGTAGACTCACAGAACCCTTCTAATATCAGGTTTGCTGTACAAGGTCTTTATGCACGTTATCGTTCAGAGGCTGAACCTAATCTCCTTCAAGGAGGTACTGGTGCTGTGTCCTCTGGTGGGAAGTTTGAAAGCAATGCAGAATTAACTGCTGCTATGCGTGACCCTAGATACGCAAAGGACTCCGCCTACAGGCAACAAGTCGCTGATAAGTTGGCTCGTTCTAGTCTGTTCTAAATGTTGCATTGGATTGGGGGACTTGTTCCCCCTCTCCTTCTAAACACATCTACTATGGGTGTGCTTAGAAGGGGAAACCCTACCTCAAGTTATTACTGACTAAAATAACCCTGACCCCTTGCGAGGGACAATCTAGGCCAAGACGTGTTGGTAGTGCTGAGACAATTAACTCAACATTATCTTTTAGAAAGGGATGATATTATGGCTTCTGCCGCTTCAAACCCTGCATATAGCGTTAGCTTTCAGGGACAAAATAATAACACAGGTGACGTTCGTGATTTATTTCTCAAACTCTATGCTGGTGAAGTTCTCACCGCATTTGAGGAAAAGAAAGTCATCATGGACAAAGTGCGTACTCGCACAATCTCAAAAGGAAAATCTGCTTCCTTCCCAATGACAGGCCGTGCTTCTGCTGAGTACCTAACCCCAGGAAATGAAATCACTGGTGGTCAGATTCGTGCTGGTGAACGCATCGTTACTATTGATGATCTGCTGATTAGCTCACAGTTCATTGCTAATATTGACGAAGCTATCAACCACTACGATGTTCGCTCAATCTACTCAAAAGAAGCTGGTATTGCATTGGCTAACGAAGCTGACCGTAACGTAGCTCGTATGCTGGTTAAGGCTTCTTTGTCAACCAACGCTGCTCGTGCTGCTGGTCTCATTCAGGACTACAAATCATTTACTGAAGAAGACTTCACAGACAACGTAGTAATCGGTGACAACGCTGCTGACGATTTAGTAGCTTCAGACATCGCACAAGCTATCTTCAACGCTCGTAAAGAGATGGAGAAGAAGAACGTACCGACTGATGGTGCAGTAGTAATGCTTCCACCAGACCAGTACTATGCACTGCTTGATGTGACTGATGGTAACAAGCTGGTTTACATGAACCGTGACTTCGGTGGTGAAGGCTCTATTGCTTCTGCAACTGTACCTTCAATCGCTGGTATGCCTGTTTATATGTCAAACCATGCCAATGTAACTAACCTCTACACCGCACTTGCTGCTGGTGCTGGAGAAGGTGTAACATCAGACAACGCACCTCTGGCTAACACTGCTGGTTCAGGCCGCACTACTCACTATGACTTACCTACTACTGATGTAGACGGTGCAGACATGGTGGCTCTTGCTGCTCGTATCCGTGGCTTCGTGTTCACACCAGACGCTGTTGCTACTGTTAAGCTGATGGACTTAGGCCTTGAGTCTGAGTACCAGATTAATCGTCAGGGTACACTGATGGTTGCTAAGTACGCTATGGGACATAACGTCCTGCGTCCTGCTTCGGCTATTGCTCTTCTTGAGTATGCCTAAATAACATAGAGGGGAGAGGCTTCGGCTTCTCTCCTTTTTTATTATGCACGTTTTTCTATTGTTAGTTTACTTAGGAGTGGGAGATGACAGAGTACTCGTCAGTAATGATATGTACTTCAGGTCAATCCTAGATTGTAACTTTTTTGCTTCTGAGGTATCCAAGAGATATGGTAACTATCAGTACTCTGACTGGATAGATAATAGGGATAAGGTAACAGCCTATTGTATTCCTAAATACATAAACCCTAACACAGTGGAGGTGTACTGATGCTTGCAGAATTAGCTGCGGCTAACGCAGCATTTGCTATTATCAAGGAAGCAGTATCAAATGGTAAAGACCTCCTTAGTGCTGGTAGTGCCATTTCTGATTTTGTTAATGCTAAAGAAGACCTAAGAAAAAATGGTGAAAAGAAAAAGAAGTCACCATTTGCCTCTAACGAACTAGAAGAGTTTCTTGCCTTAGAAAAGATTAAGGAACAAGAGGAACACCTAAAACAAATAATGATATGGTCTGGCAGGGCTGGTCTCTGGGATGACTGGCAAAAGTTTCAAGCAGAGGCTAGAAAAGAAAGACAAAGACAGCAAGAAGAAGCCTTAAGAAAACGACAGGAATTTATAGAACTTATGCAATTAATTATTGTAGGAGTTGTTTGTCTTGTGGGAATTGTTTGTCTTGTTTGGTGGGGTTTATGGTTAAGAGGACAATAGAGTACTATGAAAAACATGAAGATTAAAAAGTCTAGCGTCAATGAAACAGCAAAGTATAGGAAGTAATTATGCCAGAAGTAGGTGGAAAGAAATATAAGTATACCAAAGAAGGTATGGCTAAAGCTAAAGCAGAATCCAAGAAGACAGGTAAGAAGATGTCTTTTGGTGGTATGCCTCAGAAACAGGTAGCTGCTATTATGGCTAAGTATGGAAAGAAAAAGTAATGGCTATTAAACACGCAGGAGAAACCTTTTCAGGTGTAAACAAACCAAAGCGAACACCAAGTCATTCTAAGAAATCTCATGCGGTGTTAGTCAAGAAAAATGATAAATTAAAGATTATACGCTTTGGTCAAAAAGGTGTGAGTGGTGCTGGTAAAAATCCAACTACTGCTTCAGAGAAGGCAAGACGTAAGTCCTTCAAAGCACGTCATGCAAAGAATATAGCCAAGGGTAAGACGAGTGCGGCTTACTGGGCTGATAAGGTAAAATGGTGATAACATGGCAGCTACAACAAAACTAGATGCAGTTAATACAATGCTTTCTGCTATTGGTGAAGCACCAGTCAACAGCCTTTCTTCTGGTTTGGTTGAAGCTGAAATCGCAGAAACAATACTTAATACAACTAATCGTGAGGTGCAGTCTCAAGGCTGGCACTTCAATACAGAATACAACAAGTCATATGCTCAAGACAGTGATGGACACGTTGTTATAGGTTCTGATATTCTTCGTGCTGATGCTACGCTAGAGGCTAATGGTAAAGACCTAGTACAGCGTGGCACTAAGATGTACGACAGGAAGAACCATACGTTTGCCATTGGTGCTAGTACTAATCTTGATGTAGTAGTAGAATTAAACTTTGAAGACTTACCAGAAGTAGCTAAGAGATACATCACTCTAAAGAGTACTCGTGTGTTTCAGGACAGGGTTGTAGGGTCAGGCACTCTACACGACTTCCAAAGGGAAGATGAAGAACGTGCTTACTTTGAATTAAAGCAGTTTGACAAAGCTACTGATGATGCTAATATCTTTGATAACTATGATGTCTTTAGTATTATAGACAGACAAGGACGGAGAACAGTGTAATGGCACTTATCAGTCAGTCAATCCCCAATCTTATTAATGGTGTGTCGCAACAGCCACCATCATTACGTCTTAACACACAAGCAGAGCTACAAGAAAATGCACTATCTAGCGTTGTTACAGGGTTATCAAAACGCCCAAGTACTGAACACCTTGCCGATTTGGGGGTAATCTCTAATACTGATAAAGCTTTTATACACACAATTCGCAGGGACGAGAACGAGTATTATACTCTTATTATTGATACTGCTGGTACTCTCAGAGTCTACGACAAGGAAGGTACAGCCAAAACTGTTACCAATAATGCCTCAAGTTATTTCTCTGGTCTCACAGACCCCAGTAAAGAAATAGCAGCAGTCTCTATTGCAGATGCTACATTCCTTATTAATAAGAACACGGAAGTAGCCAAGGGTACAACAACTTCTTCTACTCGTAATCCAGAAGCACTAGTCTATGTCAAACAGGCTGACTACTCTTCTACCTATCGCTTAGTTATTACCAAGGGTGGTAGCTCTAGTACAGTTGAGTTTGCTACAAAGTCTAGCACACAGAGTAGTACAACGCTTACGCAGGATGCTGAACGTGGTGCTTCTACTGACTTGATTGCTACTAATCTAGATACCTTCTCAGGTACTTCTGTTAGTACAACATACTATGATGATATTACTGATGGCTCTGCTGTTACTGGTATTACAATTACTCGCTATGGCTCAGTGTTACATATTCAGTCTACAGATACTACAGACTTTCAAGTAGAAGTAGGTGACTCCCACGGTGGAGAACATTTACTTGTATTTAAGGATGAGACACTAGAATTTAAGAAGCTTCCTGTTGAAGCTGCTGAAGACTTTATCATTAAGATTATTGGTGATAACGAAAAGGCACAAGATGACTACTATGTAAAGTATACTGGTGGTGTCTGGAAAGAAACAGTACAGCCTAACATCTTGTTAGACCTTGATGCTTCTACTATGCCTCACAAACTGATTAAGAACCCTGATGGTTCTTTTACCTTTGATGAGGCAGCTTATGCTCAAAGAGATGTAGGTGATGACAGCACTAATAGCTATCCTTCTTTTGTAGGATACACGCTGTCTGACATCTTCTTCCATCGTAACAGGCTAGGACTACTAGCAGACGAGAATGTTATCTTTGCTCGTGCTGGTGAGTTTCTTGAGTTTGACTTCTTTCGTAAGACAACACTAACCATTGTAGATAGTGACCCCATTGACGTGGCTGTGTCCTCTAACAAGGTTAGTATACTCAAACACGCTGTACCATTCAACGAGAGCCTACTGCTCTTCTCAGACCTTACGCAGTTCAAAGT